GCAAAACGGAAAATCTACATTTATGATGTTGCGTATCTTGACCGGCATGTTTGTGTGGGGCGAAGGATTACAACTTGCATCAGCTCACAGACTTACTACATCACTTGAAACATTTAGACAAATTGTTGGCTTAATCGAAACACATCCGGCACTTGAGAAGGAAGTTAAGAAAATCAGGTGGCAGCATGGCGCGGAGGAAATAGAGTTATTTGGCAATAGACGATTTGTTGTAAAGGCTGCTAACAATGCAGCTAGAGGATTAAGCAAACCCGAAACAATTCACATGGATGAGTTGAGAGAATACAAAGATGAGGATGCTTGGTCATCAATGCGTTATTCAATGATGAGTGCTAAAAATCCGCAGGTTTGGGTTTATTCCTCAGCCGGTGATCAGCATTCAGTTATACTTAACAAATTACGCGAGAGGGCATTGGCATCAGCTACGACCAATGACCCGATTGGTTGGTTTGAGTGGAGTGCTGAACCCGATGCTCCTATCTTGCTTCCGTCAGGTGAGATTAACTGGAGTGCATTCGCTCAAGCCAACCCATCATTGGGAATAACAATTCATCCTGATAACATTAAAGCTGCAATCAATGATCCACCGGATATTGTTAGGACTGAGTTGCTTACGCAATGGGTCGATACAATAAACAGCGCAATTGATCCGCAAAAGTGGGCAATGTGTCAGATAGATGTAATACCGCTAGATCCTGAGCAACCTACTTGGCTTGGCTTGGATTTGTCGCCCGATAGAAAATTTGGCGCGTTAGTTGCTGCTCAAAGATTATCGGGTGAAAGATTTTATGTGCAATTGCTTCACACTTGGTCAAATGATTACAGTTTGAACGATCTAGCAGTTGCCAACGACATTGCGCCTTATGTTAGGAAATACAACACGCAAACTGTGGCTTTTAGCAAAAGAACAAGCATGGCAGTTGCTAGTCGCCTAAGTTCTGCCGGAATTCAAACAACCGACATGGATGGGGCAATTTATGCGGAAAGTTGTGATAGATGGCTTGGAGCAATTAACTCACACAGGTTGCAGCATTCTGGACAAGAGGAATTAACTCAACAAACACTATCAGCTGCAAAATTGCCTTATGGTGATGGTTCTTGGATTATTGGAAGGAGAGCCAGCAGGGTCGCAGTTTGTGCAAGTGTAGCGACAGCATTAGTTACTTATTTCGCGACACAACCTGAAACGGAAATAGACATACAAATCGCCTAAACTAGACTTTATGGTATATTATGTGCTAATGGGATTATTCGATAGATTTCTGACAAATCAGACACCAAAAATTCAAACAGATGTAGCTGCTGCCAATACGCCTTACAATTTACAATCAGCTGTTGGTGGATTATTTTATGGAGCACAAACTGCAACTCGCGAACAAGCGATGTCAGTTCCATCAGTAGCAAGAGCAAGAAATATAATTTGCTCAACAATTGGTTCGTTACCAATTGAAAGTTACAATCATTTTACAAAAGAACATTTACGACCACAAAGAGTTATTATGCAACCAGATCCAAGAATTGCTGGTTCAGCAATTTATGCTTGGATTGCTGAGGATTTATTATTTCATGGCGTTGCTTATGGTCAAGTGTTAGATGCATATTCAGCTTCTGATGGTGGTCGCGTTCGCGCATGGACAAGAGTTGCACCAGATCGTGTTACATATAACTTAAATGCAAATCAAACTGAAATTACTTCTTACATGGTTGATGGAATGCATGTTCCAGCATCAGGCATTGGATCTTTAATTGTATTTAGTGGATTAGATGAAGGTGTATTAAATCGCGCAGGTCGCACAATAAGAGCTGCTCAAGAATTAGAAAAGGCTGCCGAATTATACGCTAAAGAACCAGTTCCCACAATGGTATTAAAATCAAATGGAACTAATCTTGCACCAGAGCGAATTACAAAACTTCTTGAAAGTTGGAAAGTTGCTAGAAACACAAGAGCAACTGCATTCTTAAATGCTGATGTTGAATTAACAGCATTAGGCTTTGATCCACAAAAATTACAATTAAATGAAGCACGCCAATACCTTGCAACTGAAATTGCAAGAGCAGTTGGCATTCCGGCATCATTCTTATCTGCTGAAACAACCAGCATGACATACAGCACGACTATTATGGAACGCAAAGCCCTTATTGACTTTAGTTTGAGAAATATAATTACACCGATTGAGCAACGCTTGTCCGCTGCTGATTTTGTGCCAAATGGTGTTGAGGTCAGATTTGACATTGATGATTTCTTGAGAGGTTCAGCATTAGAGCGTGCTCAAGTTTATGAAATCCTAAACCGCATCGGCGCAATGAGCGTTGAACAAATCCAAGAGGAGGAGGACTTGATCCGATGAAGATCAATTTCCCAATAACAATAACCGCAGCTGATACAAACAAGCGAACAATAAGTGGAACAATTGTAAGTTGGAATGAACAAGGTATGACCTCAGCAGGTGCTACTGTTTTTGCAAAAGACAGCATTGATTTTGCAAAACCCGTCAAATTGCTTTTAGAGCATGACAAAACACGACCTTTAGGAAAACTCATTGATATAACTGCAAATGATAAAGGTTTGGAAGGCACATTTAAATTGGCTAAAACTTTTGCAGCTGATGATGCGCTTGAGGAAGCAGCAACAGGATTAAGAGATGGATTTTCTGTTGGAGTAATGGTTGATGCTTGGGATAACAAAGATGGCGCAATGGTAATTTCAAAAAGTTCTTTACAGGAAGTCAGTTTGGTGTCTGATCCAGCAATTGCCTCAGCAAAAGTTGAAAGCGTAGTTGCAACAAATACACCAGCAGAGAATTCCGAAGCAACCGCTGAGGATACAACAACACAGGAGGACAAAGTGTCTGACACAACTTCAGATGCTCCTATCGCAACCGAAGCGGTAGAAGCTGCTAAATCTGAGCCTGTGGTCGTAGTAGCAACTCAATCAGTTGCTTACACAAAGCCACGCTCACCAATCAATTCAAAAGCAACTTACTTGGAGCATTCAGTTCGTGCTGCATTAGGTTCAGAGGAAAGCCGTCAGTATGTAATGGCTGCTGACACAACCGGCACAGTTGCTGGTCTAATTCCAACACCACAATCAACAGAGATCATCAATGGTCTTTCAAATGCTGATCGTGGTTTAATCGATGCTCTATCTCGCGGTGTTCTACCTGCTGCTGGTATGACATTTGAAATTCCTAAAATCACAGCTGTGCCAACAACTGCACTAGAGGCAGAGGCAGCAGCAATTGATACAACCGACATGACTTCATCATTTGTTTCTGTTGATGTTAAGAAATTTGCTGGCGGACAAACATTCTCAGTTGAACTTCTTGATCGTTCATCTCCAGCATTCTTTGATGAGTTAGTTCGTCAAATGGAATTTGCTTACGCAAAGACCACAGATAGTTATGTTGCAGGAGTTCTTGGATCATCTTGCTCATTGCTAACAGCAACAGCTGATAACACAGCTGCTGGACTTCTATCTTATGTTTCTGGTGCTGCTGCTTCTGTTTATTCTGGCTCACTTGGATTTGCTCGTAATTTGATTGTTAATAGCACTCAATGGGGCAACATCATGGGCTACAACGACAGCGGTCGCCCAATTTACAATGCATCACAACCACAAAATGCTGGTGGTAATGTAGTTCCAACTTCACTTCGTGGAAATGTTGCTGGCTTGGATCTTTATGTTTCTCGCTCACTTGATGGATACACAACTGGAGATCAGTCAATGATCGTAGTAAATCCAGATGCATTCACATGGTATGAGAGCCCACGCTTACAACTTCGTTCAGACATTACAGCAACTGGTCAAGTATCTGTTGCTTACTATGGCTACGGCGCATTAGCAGTAAAACTTGCTGGTGGCGGAGTTTGGTTCAACAAGAACTAAGTAAGCCCTTAATGCCTACTGGTGCTCCCGCTGGTAGGCAGCTAATAATGGGAGAACTAAAGGAGATGACATGCCAACCATAATTACCGCAAGCGAATTGCGCTCTGTGCTTGGTGTGTCATCTGCCTTGTATTCTGATGCTTACCTAAACCAAATTATTGACACAGCAGAAACAGTTATTCTGCCAATGCTAGTTACATTCAAAAGCCCAATCGAGAAAGTATCGCTGACTGATAATGTCGCTACTTTTACTACACTAGGAATACATGAATTTACGGAAGGACAATCAGTTGTCATCACAGGATGCGGATCGCCTTACAACGGAACAAGAGCAGTCTTGGCAGATAATCTTGGACAATATACCTTTTCGCAATCGATCACTAATGCCGATATACTCGAAGCTAATGTCATCCCATCCGGAACTGCTGCCTTATCTGGCGCATCAACTTATGTTGGAAACGCAGCTGTTCAATCAGCCTGTTACACAGTTTCAGTTGAAGTCTTTCAAGCAAGACTTGCTGGCGGAGGACAAATCGAAGGAGTAGATTTTACTGCAACTCCGTTTCGCATGGGCAGATCATTATTCAATAAGTGCGTGGGCATATTGGGAAGTTACATTGACACCGAAAGCATGTGTCAATAAATGCCTAACCAAACAATCCTTGAACAAATCCGCACACCATTAGCAACTGCATTAAGTAGCGTTGCAGGAAATGTTTATGCATTTGTGCCTGAAACAGTTATTCCTCCAGCTGTGGTTGTTGTTCCAGATAGCCCATACTTAGAATTTGAAACAATTAGCAAATCAAACATTCGTGCCAAAGTTAATTTTACAATCTCAGTTGCAGTTGCATATAACAGCAATCCAGCATCACTTGATAACATTGAGCAGTTAGTCATTAGCGTTCTGGCAGTAATTCCAACAGGATACATTGTCAGCTCGGTCGAAAGACCAACAGTTACCACAGTCGGAGCATCGACTTTGCTTATTGCAGATGTTCGAGTATCTACCTACTACACACGCACAGTCTAAGGAGAAATCATGGCAACCACAGTAATCACCGGTCGCGATGTTTCGTTGTCTTTCACAGGTGGAACAGACATCGATGCACAAGCAACCAGCGCAATTTTAACAAAGGTCAATGAGCGACAGGCTTACGAGACACTTGATGGCACAAGTTACAAAACCACTAATATCAGCGGAACATTTGAGTTAGAGATGTTAGCCGATTGGGGCAAGGCAAGTTCTGTTTGTGAGGCACTATGGACAGCAGCAGAAAGCGCACCAGACACAGATATTTCTATTACAATGACAGCTGCAACTGGAGCGCAATTTGTGTTCCCAGTAAAGCCTGAGTTCCCAACAGCCGGTGGATCAGGTGTTGATGCACAAACTGTTGCACTTACATTCACAATCACAGGTGGAGCAGTAGTAGAAACATTTAGTTAAGAAATAGAAACGGGAGCAAAAAATGAAGTTACCAATCACAATTGAATATAACTCAGGCGAGCAAGCAACATACATTGCCCAACCGCCTGAGTGGGCTAAATGGGAAAAATCAACTGGTCATACCATAAGCCAAGCAAAAGAAAAACTTGGCATGTGGGATCTGATGTTTTTAGCATACAACGCACATAAGCGTGAAGCTGCTGGAAAACCAGTTAAACCATTTGAGGCTTGGATGGAAACAGTCAGCGATGTAATAGTCGGTGATGCAAACCCAAAAGCCACGCAGCAGGAAGCCTAAACAGATTATTGGTTGAGTTGGCAATTGCCACAAAAATACCAATGAGTGAATGGGTTGATGCAGACGACATAATGACAGCGATCGAAATATTGGAGGCGAGGTATGGCAAATGAAACAATTGCTTACAGTCGCAATGACATACGCGATATTCTCAAGGCTTTCAAAGTTATGGATGCGCAAGCCACAGAGGAAGCAAGAATTCAATCTAATGCTTTGGCGACTTACGCAGCTGAGGAAATTAAAACAGCAGCTAGAGGTCGAACAAAATCAGGCAAGGTTGCGCAGAGAGTTGCAGACGGAGTTAGCATTTCAAAGTCCAGCAAAATCGGTGAGTTCAAATATGGTTTTGCACGACAGAAATTTTCAGGTGGGGCTAACACGCAAACCTTATGGGGTGGTGTTGAGTTTGGATCTAATAAGTTCAAACAGTTTCCTACATATAGCGGAAGGCAAGGCAGAGGTTCGCGT